GGTTCTTAATATGACAACTCATGTAAGAATCGAAGATACTGCCTTAATTCGGGATATTCATTCCAAGGCGATTCTAAATACAGATAGAGCTGGTCTAAATGAATATCTAATGAAAAGAGAGATTGCTAAAAAACAACAAGCGGAACAAGTTGCAAACAAAGACCGTTTGGATAAATTAGAAAACGATATGTCAGAAATCAAATCACTATTGCGAGATATTGCTGAAATGAGGAAAGCGTAATGGCTGCAAATACAATAAGTCAATTAACGACAGCCAACACCTTTCAACATTGGTTAACTGCAACACAATCATTAATTGGTACTGCCAATTTATTGACCAATGGTGCTGGTTCAACATTCTATGCAAACACTAGACTAGAAATAGGCGGCACAGATGCAACATTAAATGTTACTACTGGTGCAACAATTAATGCAACAACTGGTAATACTGCCAACATTATCTCAGTTCAGGTAAGAAATTTAAATCTTACTGAGAATGTAACTAGTGATTTAAAACTAACAAATGACTTATATGTTGGTGATGCCATAACTGTATATGGTGATGCCTCTATTAAAGGTAATACAGTAATCTCTGGTGACTTAGTTGTCTCAGGTAACATCACATTAGATGCAATCGGCTTCGATGACTTGATTGTTAATGGTTCTGGTAGTTTTGCAAACACACTTTCTGTTACAGGAATAACTACACTAAGTAATGTAATACTTACTAATGTGACAGTTACTGGAAATGTTGCGACACTAAATATCACCAGTAACACAGTAACTCAGAATTTAAGAGTTGACCAAACATCAAACTTCACTGGTAATGCAACTTTTGTAAATGCAAATGCAACAGGAACTTTGACTGTCAATCAACTAGGCGGCACGGCAAACACAGCAATTTATAGTGAACTAGCAAGAATATCTGGTGATTCTCTTGCGTTTTCAATTGCGCTCGGATAAATAATAGCATGTTAGTTTATTGCATTAAAAACATCATAAATAATAAAGAATATATTGGGTTGACTAAACGACCACTTGAACAGCGTTGGAAACAACACATTTATGAGTCCAACAAAAAAGATAGTTGGGAATGGAATACACCATTAGGTAATGCAATTAAAAAATATGGTAAAGATTCATTTCAAGTTTTTGTCTTAGAAGAGTGTTCTTCCGAAACAGAACTCAAACTAAAAGAAATTCAGTTGATTAAAGAGAGAAAATCTTTGGCATCTGAAACTGGTTATAATTTGACACTTGGTGGTGATGGTAGATTGGGATATAAATTATCTGAAGAAACTAAACAAAAAATTAGTCAAGGTAATTTAGGTAAAGTTATGAGTGTTGATGCAAGAGAAAAAATGTCTGTTGCAGCTAAAAAGAGATGTGTAGGTAAACTAAGTCCAATGGATGGCAAAAAACACACAGATGATGCTTTAAAAAAAATTTCACAATCATCAAAAGGTAGAATATTTTCAGAAGAGTCAAGAAGAAAAAAATCTGAAAGTCTTAAAGCATATCATCTAAATAAAAAACAATTTGAATTAGGAATATTAAATGGCGAACACTTTTAAGAGCAATTTAGCGGCAAACATTGTAACGACTGGAAATTCAGTTTACACTTGCCCATCCGCTACACAGACAACTCTAATTGGTATGACTTTATCCAATAAGTCTGCCGGTACTGTTACAGCAAATGTGTATATCACACGCTCAGCAGTAGACTATTCTATCATATCTAACGCACCTATTTTATCGGGGTCGACATTAGTCCCAATCGGCGGCGACCAAAAAGTAGTTCTTCAAGCATCTGATATTATCAAGGTAACATCCAGTGCTAATGGTTCGATAGATACGGTAGTTTCACTTTTAGAAATCGCCTAAGGATAAACTATGAGTTTAACAAGAGTGCAGGGTGGTTTAGTTGGTACTGGCGGCTCAGGTAACACAGCCGTTCAACTTGGTACTGCCATCGTTGAAAGTTCTAACACAGTATATTCAAACTATACATTGACTAATGGTAACAATGGTTACTCTGTAGGTCCAGTTACAATTCTAACTGGCAAGTCAATCACAGTACCGACAGGTCAGAAATGGGTGGTTCTATAAAATGGCATTGATTAATACAACAACCACAGGTGTTCTAGGTTCAACATTTTTTGGTGATGGTGCGGGTCCATTAACTGTTCAACAGAACGGTGTTCAAGTTGCAAAATTGGCCAATCAGCCAATGTTTTCAGCATATTTTACTGGAACAAGTTCTGGACAATCTCTCACAAATGCTACTTTTACAAATGTTACATTTAATGTAATTGAATATGATACTGCAAACTGTTATAACACATCAACATATAGATGGACACCAAATGTTGCAGGTTATTATTTTGTACAAGCTTGTTGTTATATTCAATTTGGTGCTACTTCAGGACAAATTTTACTTGCTTTAATGAGAAATACTTCACAATACAAATACGGTAATTATAGTTATGGGACTACTCCCTTTTCAGACACATCAAGTTTGGTTCAAACAATGTTATATTTAAATGGTACAACTGATTATGTTAGTATTCAAGCATATCAGAATTGTGGGACAACAAAAAATCTTTATGGATCACTAAATCACAGTTATTTTAGTGGTTGTTTAGTTAAGGCAGAATAATGCAATTATACGATAAACTTATTTCTTTATATCCAGAATTAAAAGTAGAAGATTTTGGTCCAACAGGAAGAATTAGATTACAAAATGATAGTGATGGCAAAGGCGACTACATAGCCAAGTGGGAACATCCAACACTTGCACAACCAACCAAAGAACAACTAGAGGCTATTGAATGACTACAATCGTAGACGGCACAACCGGTATAACATTCCCTAGCGCTATTGCAGGTGTAAGTGCAACTCAGCAATATTCAGGTAGAGTATTGCAAGTCGTGAGTAATACTTTTTCAACAGCTACCTCCACTACATCTACAAGTTATCAAGCATCAGGTTTGACTTTGAGTATTACACCAACCTCAGCAACAAGTAAAATTTTAATTACTGGTGGTGTGCCTTACGATGTTTATGGTGGAACAAGCAATCAAGCAACTTTGGCTTTATATAAAGGTGCTACAAATTTAATGACTAATGGTTTTGCAATCATTGCTTCTGGTGGTAGTAATGAATTGCAGTCTGGTAGTATGGCCGTAAATTTTCTAGATTCACCAGCAACTACAAGTTCAACTACATATACTATTTATTTTAGAGTTGCACCCACTGCTGGCGGAACTCCTACAGCAAGAATTTTTGTAGATAACTACACAGGCACATTAACAGCAATGGAGATAGCCGCATGAGCAAACATGACGCAATTTATAAAACACATCCTACAGTTGTTACTATCCGTGGTGATGTTGCCTATGACAAAGATGAAAATATTGTTGAATACAATGAAGCAACAGTTCAAGCCTACATAGATGCCAACGCATACAAAGGCCTTCGCCAAGCAGAATATCCTTCCATTGCAGACCAACTAGATACTCTATATCATAGTGGTCTTGATGCATGGAAAGCACAGATTAAAACAGTAAAAGACAAATATCCAAAGGCATAACAAATGAGTGTATCATACGGCGGAAGTAGCATCACATTTGAAGATGGCTCAATAGTATCATCTGGATCGCAAGGTTTTAAAAATAAAATCATCAATGGCGCTATGATGATTGACCAACGGAATTCTGGTGCGGCTTTAACATATAGTGCTTCAGAAGCAGTTTATAATGTAGACAGATGGCAAGCCGGCGCAATTGGTGGTGGTACATTTACTACACGCCAAATGGATTCTGCAAATACTTCTGCATCAAATTATGAAGCTAGTTCTGCACCTACAGGTTTTACCAACTCATTAAAAATTACAGTTGGAACTGCTGACACCTCATTAGCTTCAACTGATAGATATTCAATATATCAATACATTGAAGGAAACAATGTTGCAGATTTAGATTTTGGCATAGCTACTGCAAAAACCGTAACAGTTTCATTTTGGACTAAATCGAGTCTTGTTGGAACCTATGGTGTTTATCTTATGAATGGTTCTTATAATAGAACTATACCTTCAACATTTACAATAAATGTTGCAAACACTTGGGAATATAAAACAATAACATTCGCTGGTGATATAACCGGAACATGGTTTAAAGATAATAAGTTTGGTCTAGCGCTTGGTGTTTCTTTTGCAATGGGAACTACCTATCAAGGTACTGCAAATACTTGGGCTGCTACTGCATACTTCACAACATCTGGCCAAACAAATTTTATGGCAACAAGTGGTAATACTTTCTACATTACTGGTGTCCAATTAGAAAAAGGTACAACTGCATCATCCTTTGAATTCCGTTCTTATGGTACAGAATTGATGTTGTGTCATAGGTATTATTATCAAACACCAAATTTCCCCAATGGTGCTCAGATTTGGGGTATTTCTGGAACAATAGCTACAGGAACTAGTAGTTATCATAGGGTTGCAATTCCTACTGTTATGAGGACTACGCCTTCTATTGCACTTAACCCCGCATACAACACGGGTTCTGGCTGGTCTGTGAATTTATCATCGATAACAAACTCCGCTTTTACTGCCGCTCCAACAATTGCTGATTATTTGAATGGAACAATGGTTGCGTTTTATGCCCCAATTACCAATATTGGTGGAAGTTATCATTGCTTAAACACAGACATATATGTACCAACAGGTGTCAATACAAATAATATTCAATTATCAGCGGAGTTATAAAATGACAAAATATCAACTACAACTTGGACCACTTCCGATTGGCGGAGGAGAACGCACACCATGTGCGGTATTGAAAAACGACACTTGGTCTATTCCTTTTGTATCAGATAACACCGACTATCAAGAATACTTAAAGTGGGTTGCTGAAGGTAATACTCCAGAACCTGCTGACCAAGGCGAATAAATACAATCATGGCATATCTCGGAACAAATTCAACCATATACGATCCAACAAGAACTATTGCTTCTCCAAGAGATGCAGATAGATTCTCTGGTAACGGTTCGACTACAGTATTCACATTAACTCGGTCAGTTCAAAAAGAAGTTGACCTTGATGTTTATGTTGAGAATGTATCACAAGAACCAATCACCGCTTACTCCGTATCTGGTACAACACTAACATTCACTGGTGCACCTCCATCAGGTACTAATAACATCTATGTTGTTTATCGCAACTTTGATTCTGGCGCACAAGTATATGTTGCAGATGGTTCTATCACCTATGCAAAGTTAGCAAACAATATAAGAATTTTTACAACTGATAACTTAACACCAAACGGCAATAACACAGTCTTTACTTTGACTGAACCGCCTGCTGATGCAAACACAGTTATGGTTACAGTTGATGGTGTAGTGCAAAGAGCACCAGTACACTATACAACTACAGGTAACACAATTACTTTTACTTCTAGCCCACCAGCGGGTGCTAATGTCCATGTGAGACATTTGGGTTTTAGAACTACACAAGCGATTACTACATTACCTGCAAATACGACATTAACACAAATTACATTATCAGGTCAGACAACTGCATCTGGTAATATTATTCCATCTTCAAACACTACATACGACTTAGGGTCAACAAGTGCAAGATGGAACAACATCTACACTGGTGACTTACACTTGTCTAATGAAAATAGAACAGATGGTAATATGATAGATGGTACAAGAGGTAACTGGACTGTCCAAGAGGGAGAACAGAGTTTGTTTTTAATCAATAATAAAACTGGTAAGAAATATCGTTTTGCCATTGAGGAGATTGAATAATGGCACTAATAGGAACAATCAATTCTGGTAATGATTTGGGTATGAAAAACCGTTTAATTAACGGCGATATGCGAATCGACCAAAGGAATGTTGGCGCAAGTGTTACTCCTGGTGCTACATTTGGTTATCAATTAGATAGATGGACATACGGTACTAGTGTTGCCAGTAAGATTAGTGTTCAACAGGTTGCTGATGCTCCTGCTGGTTTTCATAACAGCGCAAAACTTACATCATTATCAGCTTACTCTATAGCATCTGGAGATAGATTTATTTTTAGTCAATGTATTGAAGGATATAATACAGGTGACCTTGGTTGGGGTACTGCGAATGCCCAAACAGTAACTTTATCTTTTTGGGTCAAATCTTCTTTGACTGGTACATTTTCTTGCAGCTTTAATAATGTTGCTGGTTCATATAGTTATGTAACCACTTACACAATATCATCTGCCAATACTTGGGAAAAGAAAACAGTCACTATTCCTGGAGTTACTGCTGGTGCTTGGAATAATAATACCAACTCTGGTTCAATATGGGTAGTATTTGATATGGGTTCAGGTTCGACATATCAAACCGGCACATTAAATACTTGGCAAAATGCGTATTATGAACAGGCCACAGGAGCAGTAGCATTGCCAGCAACAAATGGTGCTACATGGCAAGTTACTGGTGTCCAATTCGAAAGAGGTTCAACAGCAACGAGTTTTGATTACCGCCAATATACTACAGAATTATCATTGTGCAAAAGATATTGTCATGTATTCCGAGGAGCCTCAGATGCTGCTTTTTCTAATATAGGATTTGCAACATTGTTTGATAGCACTGGTGCTCAATGCAATGTTCCTTTGCCATTGCCAATGAGAGTTCAACCAACAATAACATATAGTGCTGTAGGTGATTTGGCAATCCATATGCCTGGATTAGTTAGAGTTGCTGCGACCGCTTTATCTATGTCAACTAGTCAATCCGGTCCACAAAGTGCGGCAATAAGTATAACAGTTTCATCAAATGGAAATATTGTAAGTCACAAAAGCGCACATTTTGAATTTAATAACAGCACAACTGGTTGGTTGGCACTTGCAGCGGAGTTATAAATGAAACAATATAAGTTACAAAAAGATTATACTAACGAAACTTGTGCTATCACTATTGTTGGTGAAAATATTAGCATTCCTCTTAGTCCAGGAAACAAAGACTACGAAGAATACCTCAAGTGGGTTGCAGAAGGTAACACACCACTTCCCGCTGACGAATAAATAAAAGTTTAAGAGAATATAAATGCCAATTCAAACAGCAGCAGATAGTATTAGTAATAGTGCGGGTTCACCGTACGGATTTAAGAACCGTATTATAAACGGTGCTATGGTTATTGACCAGAGGAATGCGGGTGCAAGTGTTAGTGCAACAAACGCAGAACTTTATACGGTTGACAGATTCAAATGCTTGCAAGGTATTGCAACTTCAAAATTTACTGTTCAACAATCGTCAACTGTCCCAACTGGATTCACAAAATCTGTTGTCATTACTTCTAGTTCTGCGTATACAGTTCTTTCATCCGATTACTTTTTATACAGACAAACCATTGAAGGATTCAATGTTGCAGATTTAGGATGGGGTACTGCGAATGCCCAAACAGTAACTTTATCTTTTTGGGTTCGTAGCTCTTTAACTGGTACTTTTGGTGGTGCATTGGGCAATGGCGCAAGTAATCGTTCATACCCATTTAGTTACACAATTAATGCCGCAGACACATTTGAATACAAAACAGTAACTATTGCTGGCGATACATCAGGAACTTGGGAAACTACGACTAATGCTGGAATTGTTGTAGGTTGGTCTATAGGTATGGGTTCAACATACGAGGGCACTGCTAACGCATGGGCAGGTACTTTTTATGGCGCACCTACCGGTTCTGTAGACCTTGTGGCCACAAACGGCGCTACTCTCTACATCACTGGTGTTCAGTTGGAAAAAGGCTCACAGGCCACGGCATTTGATTGGAGACCTTATGGTACTGAGTTAGATTTGTGTGAAAGATATTGCAGAAGACAAGGTGATGGACTCACAGGCGTATGCTCTGGAACTGGTGCTGTATATTTTGTAGTCTCTTTTTTACCTCCCATGCGAACAACTCCTACAGTAACTCTAACTGATGTAAGTGTAAAAATTACAGATAATTATTCGGCTGACTATCAATCATCGGCTTCAACAATAACAGATAGTAGTTTACTTGATTTTGGTGGAAGAATAAATGTAAATGGCTTTACATCAATAACAACAGGGCGTGTATATCAAATATATAATAACACAAACGGCTATATTTTCTTATTCTCTGCGGAGTTATAAATGTATAAACAAACAAAAAACAATTTTGGTAACCCTCCTCAAAGCGTAATTCGCATAGCAGATGGCGCAGCTGTTCCTCTTAATGACCCTGCCAACACCGATTACCAAAAATACTTAAAGTGGCTTGCTGAAGGCAATACTCCAGAACCTGCTGACGAATAGAGATAAATAAAAGAATATGCCATTATCACTCATTAAAACAAACAGTATTGCAGCAGGTAATATCACCACAGCATTGATTGCATCTGGTAATATTACACCAGCATTGATTTCATCATTGTCTGGTCTGTCTGTTGCTAATACTGCAATTACTGGAAGAATTTCGACTGCACAACAGCCAATTGGTGCTGTGTTACAAGTTGTACAAACAACTTTGGATACTACATACTCTACAACCACAATGGGTAGTTGGGTTTCAGCTGGATTAACAGGAACTATTACTCCGACTAGCTCTACAAGCAAGATATTGGCAACAATTAGCGGCGGTGGTTATTGCGACAGGGCTTCAACCCAAATGGTTCTTACTATTTATAGAGGGGCTACTAATTTATATGCTACAGGGTATACAATCTGCTATAACTCTGGTGGTGCACAAGAATCGGCCTTGACTTTTTCTGTTCTTGATTCACCAGCAACAACTTCTGCTACTACATATACAGCTTATCAGCTTATGACTAATAGTGCAGGTACTATTGCTTTCAATATACCGAGTGCCTCTGGCATTCCAAGAGCAACTATGACTCTTATGGAGATTGCAGCATGATTAAACATAAAGCAATTTACGCAACACATCCTACAGTTGTTAATATTCGTGGTGATGTTGCCTATGACAAAGATGAGAACATTGTTACATACAATGAAGCAACAGTTCAGGCTTACATAGATGCTCATGCATACATAGCAAAAAGACAAAAAGAATACCCACCAATTACCGACTACCTTGATGGTGTTGTTAAAGGTAATCAGGCACAAATTGATGCTTACATTGCGGCTTGTCAAGCAGTTAAAGCTAAGTATCCTAAACCAGAATAAATAAAACATTATGTCTCAAGTGGCACATCTTTATAAAATTACTAACACCATAACAGGTGAATATTATATTGGTAAGCACAACGGATGGACACAAAATTGTTATTGGGGTTCTGGTGATAGAATCAAAAATCAAATTAAAAAATATGGTACTGATAATTTCAAATATGATATTTTAGTGATATCTGATGTTGATTACATTTATGATTTAGAAAGAAAAATGGTAACTGTAAATTTGATTGAGAGTGATGAAAAGTGTTTGAATTTGGTTGGTGGTGGATAT